ACATCAGCCGAAGCTCATACTTGTGTAAGATTTTACCCTGATAGTGGCAATTTTGCTTCGGGACTTATAAAACAATATCGGAGACCAAACGCATGAGTATAACCAAAGTAAACGCAGACGTTCTTGATCTCACTGATGCTTATGCCTTCACTGGTGCTGTTAGTGGTGCTGGTAAAATCCTTCAAGTTCTTTATGCAACAAGTCATGAGTATATAACTTCAACAACTTTAAGTGCTTTCGATGATTCTATAATGCAGATTGGAGAGGGGGTCGAGGTACTCACGAGGGCAATTACACCAGCCAGTGCTTCAAATTTATTAAAGATTGAATTTTTTAGCTGTGTTGGTGGAACAGAAAATTACAAAACGTGGGGCATATTTCAGGATACCACAGCAAATGCACTCGCTAGTGGATATAATTATACTCATTATTCAAATGATATTTCTTTATCCACTGTCATTGTTGCTGGAACAACCAGTGCAACAACAATTCGAGCGCGTGTAGCCAATACATCTGGAACAGTTTCTGTGAATGGATATGCAACCTCTGGTTATCCAATTGGAGGTGATACTCCACATACAACTTTAATCGTTACCGAAATTTCAGCGTAGGAAAATATGATGGCAACACAAATAGATAACATGGGCCAAATCATTGGCTGGAAACATAACCATCAATCAGGCATGGTTACGCGAGATGGCGTCATCACTGAATTTCCCGGTGGCATACCTTCAGACGAAGATATTGCTACGTGGAAAAAAGAGTACGATGCTCATGTTGCGGCAACTGCTTATGTTGGCAAACGAAAAGACGAATACCCATCTATTGAAGATCAGCTAGATAAAATTTACCACGATGGAATTGATGAGTGGAAAAAAGTTATCAAGGCTGTCAAAGACAAACATCCTAAGTAATGGTCGTAGCAGAAACTCTTGCAGGACTGAGCTTAATTAACGCATCAGTCAAAGCAATTAAGGGTGCAATAGGAACTGCAAAAGATATATCGGTAGTTGCAGATCAAATAGATGATTTGTTTAAAGGACGTAAAGAAATAAAAAAATCTTCTCATCCTATAGCTGGTAGATGGGATTCTTTTTTACATAAAACATTAGGCGATAGTGCAGATAAATTTTCTCTTGGAGCTATAGCTAAAGAAAGTATAGAAGAAAAATTAGCTGAAGAGCAAATAAATCGTGTTAGGTTAATGATTAATCGCAGGTTTGGTCCTGACACTTGGACTGATATTTTAGAAGAACGTAGACGTAGAATTGAAGAGCATACCAAAGAAGTAAAAAAGCAGAAGCTAAAAAAAGCCGAAACAACTCAGCGTTTATACAAAATACTGGAAACAGGAGTAGGAGTGCTACTTGTAACAGTTGGTATAATAGGAGTAGTATTTTATATTAACTGGATTAGAAAATAATGGAATTAGGTGCTAGAGAATTAATGACCATAGGCACTGTGTTGTGCGGTTTAGCGGCAACATGGGGAATGGTAAAAGGTCAGATAGGTAGATTAATGGATGACCTTATGAAAGTAAATAAAGAACTAGAAGTTATACAAGCTAGACTTGATTCTAGTGAAGCAGGAGAAGCGGTGATGAAACATCAGTTAGGCATTTTAGGTTCAATGTTGTCTCCAGATAATCAAGAAAATAAAGCAAGAGAAGTAGAAGGGTTAACTCATAGGTGTAATTCGCTAAGAAGAGATGTTGATGTACTTATGAAAACTCATAATGGAAAACACCCACCAATTTAGAGAGTAAAATGATTTCACTTATAGGCAGTCTTTTAGGTTTTGTAACTTCAACTGGCCCATCTATTTTTAAACAATATATGGACGCAAAACAAGATACAAGAGATAAAGAACATGAGCTTAAAATAATGGCTCAACAGTCTCAAGACAAAAGAGATGAAGCTTTAATCACCAGTGTAGGTGAAACTAATGTGGCAATTCATAGAAGTTCGGATGAACAAACTAGGAGAGCAAGTAGATGGGTCGTAAATCTTTCTGCAAGCGTAAGACCTCTTATTACATACTTTTTCTTCTTGGAATTTGTATTGCTTACTTTTCTTTCGGCTTTCGGTCTGATCAGTCTGGAGTTATTTCAACTCCTGTGGAGCGAGTCAGTGATCGGACTCTTTTCTGTGATTATAAGTTTTTGGTTCGGGCAAAGATTAGTCAGCAAATGGGCAAAGTAATAAACAAAGAAGGTTTAGACTTAATAGAAAGTTTTGAAGGATTTTCTCCCAAGCCTTATAAAGATGTAGCAGGTATATGGACAATAGGCGTAGGATCAATATACGGACTTAATGGTAAAAGAGTTAAAGCTAGTCACAGGCACATCAGTAAACAAGAAGCGTTACAGTTGATGGAAAGAGATTTAAAAACAACTGAAGTTAAAATAACACAATTAATCGAAGTACCAGTAACTCAAAATCAATTTTCTGCTTTATGCAGTTTTGTATACAACGTTGGTTCAGGAGCTTTTCAACGTAGTACAGCCAGAATGAAATTAAACAGGTCTGATTACGATGGTTGTGCTAACGAGTTTCTAAGGTGGAAGTACGCAGGTAAAAGAGCTATACCCGGTCTTCTTAGAAGAAGAAAAGCTGAAAGAGAATTGTTTTTAAGCGATGCATATATTTAAAATCATTTTAATACTGCTCATATTAATAGTATCTTTAGAAGCATCTGCAAAAAAAGTAGAAATTGGAGATGTTGTAACAGCAAGGTATGTGTGTAAAACACCTTATTTCTTAGTACAGTTTGAAAATGCCGTAGACGATAAAGAATTAATGGAAATATACGATAGGTCTATAAAAGCAGGTACGTGCTCTTTCCTAAATAAACTTTATATATTTACACTAAAGAATAAAGTACATGAATATGTAGGAGTAGGGGGATTCTCTCAAATATGGGGTACTGATCAAGGTGCTTATATTATAATAAGCGAACCCGAAGAAGAATTTAAGATTTAGGTTGACTTTTAAGTCAAATTTTGATATAATTAATTAAGACTCTTATTTAAGGTATTTAAAATGACAGTTGAATCAGCAAATTACATTTCCCAATTTAATACAGCATACCCTGCCGCTTCTGACAATATATCAGAAGGTGATGATCACCTACGGTTAGTTAAGAGTGTTCTTAAAACTCAATTTCCTAATTTAGCAACAACAGCAGTTACACAAACTTCTGCTCAAATGAACAAGTTAGGATTTGAATCTGGTTCTATTATCATGTTTGGTTCAAACACAAGCCCCACAACAGAAACAATATCAGGTATAAAAGATTGGTTACTTTGCGATGGTGGTGACTACAGCACAAGTACTTACTCTGCTTTGTATGCTGTTATAGGAACAGTATTTGGAACATCTGGATCAAACTTTAAAGTACCTGATTTTAGATCACATTTGCCCATAGGTGTAGGAGGCTCTAACTCACTAGGTACATCACAAACAGCAGTTGCCGATAGTGGTTCAGCCGTTGTAGCACAAATACCAATTAACTTTATCATTAAAACATGAACATTCAGGAACAAGCGGCTCAAGCTTCTGTTATTCTAGGTAACGAAGTGTTTAAAGAGTCTGTTAAAAATATTGAACTATCTTTGATAGAGCAATGGAAACACGCTGATAAACAAGAAGACAGGGATCATTACTGGTACAAAGTACGAGCTTTGAAATCTATTCTTGATGATCTACAAGCGTGTTTAGATAACAACTTAATAGAAAATTCTATAAAATAGGAGTTTATTATGGAAGACCAAGTGACCAATCCTGAAACTCAGGAAGTCTCTGGAGAGAATAAGACCAATATGTACGATGTAATGTTCGGAAGTGCCGACACTAATCCAGAGCAAGCATCTACAGAACAACCTGCCGAAGTAGAAATAGAAGAACAAGAAACAGAAGAAGAAGAAGTCTACGAAGAGGTTGAAGAAGTAGAGATACCCGAAGAAGAAGAGGTTCAAGAAACCCCACAAAGCTATACTGTAAAGGTAGATGGCGAAGAATACGAGGTTGACCTTGACGAACTTAGAAGCGGTTATCAAAGGCAGTCAGACTATACTAAGAAGTCTCAATCTGTTGCAGAGATGCGAAAAGCATACGAAGCTAACTTACAATCTGTTCAAACAGAACGTGAGCAATACCAAGAAGTTTTAGCCAATATGGAGAACTATCAAAATCTTGAACTTAAAAGATTTCAAGAATTAGATTGGGATACACTTAAAACGGATGATCCAGTAGAATATATGGAGAAACGTATTGAGTTCCAAGATGCTAAAGACAAGGTTGCTCAAGTTAGGCAAGAACGGGTTAATGTTCAACAGAAAACTCAGCAAGAAGTATATCAAAATATTCAACAAAAGGTTCAGCAAGAAGCTCAGTTACTAGCCACTGCTTTACCTGAATACTCTGATCCTACTTCTAACCTAAAGGATGATTTAAGAAATTATGCTATAGGTGCAGGATTTTCAGAACAAGATGTTAATGCTATTACTGATCACAAAGTAGTGCTTATGTTACATAAGGCTTATTTGCAGGATAAAGCAAGCTCATCTAAAACTTCTAAGGCAGTTAAAAAAGGTTCCAGTAAAGTTATAAAAGCTGGAGTACCTGTTACTAAAGCCCAAAAGGTTAGCCGTGATGTTAAAGCAAAACGCGATAGATTAAGAAAAACTGGTAGCGTCAGAGATGCCACTAATGCGTTTTTGGATTTAATTTAACAAAAGGAACTAAGCTATGGCACAACCTACAGGTGTGTACGTCACGTATTCCGGTGTCGGTCTACGTGAAGATTTGGAAAATGTTATCTATGATATTTCTCCAACTGATACTCCATTTATGTCAATGGGTAGTCGTGAAGATGCGATTGCCGTAAACCATGAATGGCAAACTGACGCTCTTGCTGATGCAGTTAGTACCAACCATCACGAAGAGGGTTCAACTTTAACTGCCGCAGAACCAGCCGCAACAACCCGTCTTGGCAACATTTGCCAGATTGCTCTTAAAACCACATTGGTTTCTGGCACTCTGGACGCTGTTTCCAAAGCTGGACGTAAGCAAGAATTAGCTTACCAAATGACTAAGCGAGCAAAAGAGCTTAAACGTGATATGGAGAAATCCCTACTTCACAACCAAGCTAAAACCGCTATGTCGGCTGACTCTACCGTGCGTAAGCTAGGTGGACTACCTAACTATGTTAAAACTAACGTTAGTGTAGGCACAAACGGTGCAGGTGCTGGTAACGGTGCGGCTCGTACTGATGGTACACAACGTACCTTCACTGAAACTCTGTTGAAAGCTAGTTTGTTAGCGGCTTACGACAGTGGTGCAGATTGCAAGTACATCATGATGGCTCCAGCTAAAAAACAAATATTCTCTACATTTGTTGGTGTTGGTGGAGCTAGTGGAGTTTCTAATTATATAGATGCTAATGACCAACGTATTATTGGTGGTATGGATATCTATGTTAGTGACTTCGGTGAACTAGCTGTTGTACCAAACCGTTTCCAACGTGCTAGGGATGTTTGGATTCTTGATCCTGAGTACTATGGTGTCGCTTACTTGCGTCCGTTTGAGCAGAAAGAAGTAGCAAGTACTTCTGATGGTGAGCAACGGGCTATCATAACTGAGTTTACCCTCGTTACTAAAAACGAAGCTGGACTTGGTGCAGTATACGACTTAACTTAATACTGGTAATAGGTGGGGGAGAAATCCCCTGCCTTTATTTTTAGGAAAGAGTATGATTATACTTACATTAGTTGCTTACACTATGATAGGCGTGAGTGTTATTGATATATTAAAAGTAGTAGGATAATTTTATGAGTAAAAATCCAATTAATACTCAGTTTAAATATGATGCAGGTGAAGATAAAATGATCCTGAAAAATACTCAGGATATTGAGCCTTTGCTTAAATTAAACAAGCAAGAATTTAATAATGACTCTATGTATGGTGGAGTAGAAACTAAAGATAAAAGCATGAGGAAAGTTGCTAGTATTCCTCTTATTATTATAGAGAAATGGAAACGTGAACTAGGTGTTGATATTATGAATAAAGATCATATGCCTAAAGTTAAACAGCTTTTGAATGATCCACAGTATCGGTATCTTAGAACACATGAAAGTGTTATTTAATGGCTTTATCTAATTACACAGAGTTAAAATCAAGTGTAGCTAATTATTTAAACAGAAATGATTTAACTTCTAGTATACCTGACTTTATAACTTTAACTGAGGGTAAATTAAACAGAGATTTACGCATCAGGGCTAGTGTAGTTAGAGCAGAAACTACCACAACTGCTAACACAGCTTTTTATAACTTACCCAGTGATATTATAGAGTTAAAAAACATTACTAGAGATACGTCAAACGCAAGCTACGCTTTGTCTTATATGTCTCTAGAGTCAGCAAGTAGAGAGTATGGTGGTTTTTCTTCAGGCACTCCTAGAGCATATTCTAGCGTGGGAGACACAATTAAACTTTTACCTACCCCTGATTCTACTTATACCATAGGCATTAACTATTATAAAAAGTTAACCGCTTTGTCAGATTCAAACACTACCAACACTATTTTAGAAAACTATCCTGATTTATATTTATTTGGTAGTTGCTTTGAAGGTGCTCTTTTCTTAAACGACACAGAACAATCTCAAAGATTTGGAGCTATATACGCTAAAGTTCTACAAGACGTTATGCTCTTAGAGGATCGCGCTGAATACAGTGGAACTGTTCTAACTATGCAGGGTACATAATGGCTGATACTAATTGGGTCATAGAAAATTTTAATCTTATACAACAATCCGGGGGTAACATTAAAACCGAAGATGGACTTAATATTGCCTTACAAGAATTTGATAATACTAACTGGACAATAGATACGGACACTGGTAGTGGCTAAAGAAATATTTGACATAAGCGGAACACAAACTGGATTTAGTTTTAACACTGACTTGTCTCCTTATGATATGCCAGCGAATATGTTTTCTTCCGTTCAAAACGTTCGCTTTAACGATAAACAAGCAGGTAGTATACAAGGTCACTCACAAGCTTTAGGTACTCCGGGTGTAGCTCCATACTGGACTACAAGTTGGAGACAAAGCTCTACTGACCTATGGATATACGGTGGTCTTACCAAACTTTATAAAATAACAGGGACTACACACGCAGAAGTAACTAGGTCTAGCGGTGATTATACCACCCTTGCAAACACTGGTAAAAACTGGCAGGGAGATGCCCTAGGCGGTGTCTTGGTAGTTAACAATGGTATAGATGTACCCCAGAGTTACCTACAGAGTGGTTCTAGGTTTATTGATTTAGCTCAATGGCCTTCTACTTTACGTTGTCAAGTTATAGTGCCTTTTAGAAATCATCTGGTTGCTTTAAACTTAACCGATGATGGAACCGCTTTACCTTACTCTATAAGATGGAGTGATGCTATACCAGAAGGAGCGGCTGATAATGGTGGTACAACGTGGACTACAGCCAGTACCTCCTCAGAATCTAATCAGATAACCGTAGGTGGTACTAAAGGACATTTGTTAAACGCTGTACCTCTGGGTAATGATCTGATGGTCTATAAAGAAGATAGTATCTATTCTTTGTCTTATACAGGCGGTACATTTACCTTTTCCCTGAGAGAACGATTTAAAGATATAGGTTTATTTTCCAGAGATGCGGTTGTACAGATAAGCAATAACGAGCACGTTCTTGTCTCTACCAACGATGTGGTTATGCACAATGGAAGTACTCTAAAGAGTGTTATTGATGATCAGGTAAGGACTTATTTGTTTTCACAAATTGACTCTACCAACTCTGCAAAAACATTTTTAGTACATAATAAAGTTAAGAACGAAGTTTGGATATGTTATCCTAAAACAAATGCTACAAATGGTTTTCCAGATGAAGCTTTAATCTGGAACTACCGTGATAACACTTGGTCAGTTAGGCAACTACCAAATGTAAACTATATAGCTAGAGGTATTGTTAATCCGGTGTTGACAAACACATGGGCTTCTGCAAGCACAACATGGGCTTCTGACACTCTTAACTGGGGTCAACAACCTTACAACCCTACCATTGATTCTCTATTGATGTGTGGTACTAACAATACTAAATTATTCTTAGCTGATAGTGGTATAACGTTTGATGGAACTAATATAACATCTTTTATGGAAAGAGTTGGACTACACGGGGGTAATCCTAGTGCGGTCAAAAGTATTACCAAAGTGTTCCCAAGAATAGATGGTACGGGAGCAGTTAACATAAGTGTGGGGGCTGAACTAAAGCCTAATGAGGGGGTGTCTTACTCTGATCCAGTGTCTTTTAACATTGGTACAGATAGTGAGATAGATTGTAGACTACGTGGAAGATACTTAGCTATTAAAGTTGAAAATACAACTGGTAATCAATTTAATATGTCAGGGTACTCCGTAGAGTCTGAAGTAGTATCGGATAGATAATGGCAAAAGAGTTTTTAAGGTATGCACCAGAAACTACCACGCCTAATCCCGAAGAACTTCCTACTATAGTAGACAATAATTTATTTGCAATTAAGGGTGTATTAGACGCTATACAAGATGGTCACTTAGACGTAGTATACTCTGTCCCAACTAAACCAGCACAAGGTGATATAAGATATGCAGACGGAACAGGATGGAACCCCGGATCAGGAGAAGGCATTTATTTTTACAATTCCAGCGGAGCGTGGGTTAAGTTATAGTAAAATAGATAGTAAGTATAAGTATAAAATTTTACTGGTTAGTCAATGCTGGCACTTAATTGATAAATCAGTATCCAAAGGTAATAGAGATTTAATAGATACAGAAGACATAGCCAAAAGAGTTATAAACTCTGTGTCTGATTTATGGATTTCTACCAACGAAAAGAATGAAATTGTAGGATGTTTTGTTGTGGGCATTATCGCTTATCCCAGAGCAGATGTAATTAACTTTGAAGCAATAAGCGGCAAGTTTCACTTTAAATACGCTTTGCCTAAAGTGGAAGAACACTATAAAAGTTTAGGTTATAATAATTTTCAAATGATAGGGAGAAAAGGTTGGGCAAAGGTGATGAAACCTCTAGGGTATTCACCCAGTAGCTCAACAATTTTTAAAAGGATATAGTTATGGGAAGTGTTTTTAAATCAAAGCCAACGGTAGTTACTGTACCTCAATCACAAAGGGTTGCAGGTTCTAGTGAAGTTAAACCTTATGGAGAGGTAGAGCCTTATATTAAAAGTTACTTACCTGCTTTAGAAGAAGTTTTTACACAAGACCCGGCTTTGTACACTGGTGCTTTAACCCCCGGTCAATCACAGGCAACGCAAGATGCCCTAGCTGGTTATGGTCAACTGGCTAACCAATTTGGTACAAGTGTGGAACAAGGTGGTATGGGGATGCCACAGAGCCTTCAACAAGCTTATCAACAACAAGTAGGTAGAGCTACTCAAGACCCACTAGCTGATCCTCTGTATCAAGCTCAAATAGGAACCATAGCAGATCAAGCGAGAGCTATGACTGAAAGAGACAAACAGACTGCTCAAGAACAGGCTATTAATGCTGGTCAATTTGGAGTAGGTTCTACTGCTCTAGCTGAACTACAAGAGCTACAGCGTAGACAAAGAGAAGAAACAACCAGAACAGGAATGTACCAAGCGTTGCAAGGTGCAGACACTAGGCAAACTGCCGCTATGAATCAATTACCAGCTTATGCACAACAAGTAGCTCAACAGTCTGCATTACCTTTTACTATTCAAGAAGGTATAGGTAAAGCGCAAGAAGGTTATACACAAGCTGGACTTGCAGATGCGGCTAGATTAGCACAGCAAGAGCAGGAAGCTCAACGTAAACAAGCTATCAACTATGCTAATATGCTTGGTAGTCTTGCTGGTCTTGGTACAAGCACTGCTTACCAAAGTTCTGCACAAGGTACACAAGGACAAGCGTTTCCGGGTACTAGTCCTTTTCAGACTGCACTACAAGTCGGTGGACTTCTCAAAGGAGGATTCTAATGGGTGAAATTTTTAATAGTTTAAGTAAAGCAATGTCTGAAAGTAGTCAGGGTGGTACAGAGTATCCTGAATTAGATACACCAGTAGGATTTGAAGGTACTGGTAGAGGTTCTATGCCAGAGGGGGTCTACAGGTATGATCCTGATAAAGATCAAATGTACAAAGAGATTCAACAAAAGCAAGATATAAAAAAAATGTCTAAAGCTTTGGGAGCTTACAAAGATTCTTCTAAGGTAAAACCTGTAAAAAATACTCAAAAACTTAGTAAGGGACAAAACCCGGCAGGTCAAAGAGGATTTGCCAGAGTAAGTGATGCAGATTATAAAGGTTCAACTGAACTTAAAACAGCAAAAGAATTAACAGAAATGGTTCTTGCATTAGCTGAGTTAAATGCAAAATCTAGAGTACTTGGTAAGGGAATATTATAATGGCTGATAGAAGAAATAGTAACCCTGAACCTTATGACACATATACAAGTAGTCCTTTATGGAACGATATTGCAGGAGGTTTAAATCAACTTGGAAATCCTTTAAAGTCTATAGGGGGTAGAGTACTTAATCAATGGAATAAGTTTGGTAATTACCTTGGCGTAAACGCTCTTGATATTGGTACTGATGCTAATACTCCTTATCGTACAAATTATCCTGAAGGAAATTTAAAAAATACAATAAAAGGTCTTATGAACCCTAATTTTAATCCACAAACAGGTAGAAATTTTCCAGTAGTATCTATGCCGTTACCGGGACAAGCACCAAACATGGGTAACTCCGTTGGAACACCTGCTGAACAAGCAGAGTTTATTAAAGAGTATAATAGAACGGCAACTCCTGCACCTGCTGGCCCTCCTGCTGGTCTTTTAAACAATCAACAATTCCAAGACAAATATGGACCGGGGCAATCTGGATTAAACATAGGTACAAGAGTAGCTACTCAAAAAAATCAAGAAGGTTTGTTTAACGGTACTCTGGATAAAATATTTAAAAATCCTGTTTTAGGTAGAATGATGGAAGCTAGTCTGTACACTAAACCTAGTTTTCAATCTGGTTTTGGTGCTGATGTGCAAGGAATGGCTGAAGGTGAAGTTGCTTTAAGGGCAGTAGAAGCAGATGAAGCTGAAAGAATATCTAAAGAAGCTATTGCCAAAGCTAAAAACACTAAAGACCCTAGAGATTTAATGGCTAAAGAACCTGTTATGAAAATATACAATAGAGTACAAGGTAATAGGATGGTTTTAGAAAAAACAACTGCAATGGCTAAATTACTTGACGAAAGTAATTGGGTTACAGGTGGGCCAGCCAGCGCATTAAAATTTTTAAGAGGTGCGGCTAAACTTGCTGGTGTTAATTTAGAAACTAGTAATTTAGAAGAAATAAAAATAAAGTTAGCCCGTGTTTATGCACAACAAGTTAAATCAGGTACTTATGGTAGAGATGCTTCACCTTCAGATTATGAAAATATAATACGTACTGCTGGCGATCCCGGAGCGACTACAAGTAGAGCAGAACTTAGAGCTACATTTGCAGATGCTCAAAAGTCTATTTCTAGAGAAATTAATAATGATTCAAGTTATCTAAGAGCTTTAGGAATAGATGTTGGACAAATAGAATCTTATGCACCTCCAAAACCAAGATATTCTAGGCAGAGGAATCCTTAATGGCTACAGAAACTATCACTTTAGAAAACGGTAAACGTTTAGTTGTTCCTGCTGGACTGTCAGATGATCAAGTAGATAATATAATAGCAAAAGAGTTTCCAACTGATGCTTCTTTGTACGGGGGTTACTACGACATAAACAAAGAGTATGATATTGAAAGCGGTGTACGAGATGCAGGATTACGTTTTAAGTTAAGTGCGGCTAGTACTCCAGATGAAGTTAAGATGGTAATGGACGAATATGCTGGAGAAAACAATTGGTTTGTGTCTGACGTTGGTAATAAAATAGCAGTTTTACCAGCAGGGCTACAACGTATGGGTCAGCCAGTTACCGAAGGTGATAATAGACCAAGAATGGTGGATGGTGATTCTTTAGAGATATACGATTTAGTTGATATTGTACCAGAAGCTACCAGATTCTTAGCTACTTCTATAGCAACCCTGCCTATGGGTGGCCCTGTTACTGGAGTGTTAGGTACACTTATAGGGAGAGGTCTTATAGGTACAAGTGTACGGGCAGGTCTAGGGGATATGACGGCTAATCTTGGTATAGAAGGTGTACAGGAGCTTAATGGGTACAACACTGAATCATTAGGTAAGGTATTGAAAGAAGCTGGCACAGAAGCCGCTTTTGTAACAATAGGTACAGGTCTTATAGGAGCACCTTTAGCGGCTGTGGGAAAAACAGCTAATATGGCTAAAAATGCGGTTAAAGGAGCTAAAGCAGAGTTACCTGAAAAGACATTTCAAGGGCCAAATGTATCAGAATTATTAGCCGCACAAAACAGAATTAAAGCTGTGGTAGGTGAAGATGATGCAATGCTTATTAGTATAAATTCTATATTGTCTCCAGAAGGAGGAGTTACAAGTAATATTCTTAGTAGAATAGAAGGTACAGCTATGGTGTCTGGGGGTAGTGGATATGCAGACACTATCATACAAAGTTTAAATAAGTACAGGTCAATTATGCGTCAAGGGGCTGAAGCTGGTGATGATTTAATAGCTTTATCTAAAAGATTAAAAAATGGTCTGACAAAAACAGAAAGAGATAATCTAATAAAAACTGCTAAAGGTGTTGAAGATTATCAAACATCTAAATTAGGTTTACAAGATGAAGCAAACTCGTCTATAATAGGTTTTAAAAATTATGCTAACGCAGTTATACAAAACCAACGTAAAAAAACAAGTGATGCGTTTAGTGAATCAAAAGAATATTTTTCAAATCCTAAATTACAAAACCTAGATACAGCAACCGTTAGTAAAGAAGAATTAGTACAAGTTTTAAACTCTATAACAGATAGATTAAACCTTGATGGAATAACCATGTCTTCAGCAGATGTGTTTCAATATTTACCAGCTTCTTATAAATCAAGATTATCTGCTTTTGCAAAAATAGGAGATGAGGGAGATGATGTATTTAGAGTAGTTAAAGATAAAATAACTAAAGATGCAGATGGTATGGAAATTCCAATAAGAAATCCAAAAGATACTCCTGACCTTACAGCAGGTGATTTATTACGTATGGATAGAAGACTAAGAAGAGAATCTTTTGCAAGTGGATCAGACGAAGTTCAATTTAAATCTATGAATATTTCTCAAGCATTAAGAGAAGGTATAGAAAATTTAAAAGGAATTGATAAAGGTACAATAAACGTTTTAAACAAAGTAAATAAAAAGTATGCAGAATTTAAATCAGTATATAAAGGACAAGGTGGAATAGAAAAAAACATTAGTCAAAGAGTAGAAAATGATGCTGAAAAACTTCTTGAAAATTTAGTTAAAGGAACAAACGGCAAAGATTTAGTTTCTGTTATTAATAATTTAGAAAAAGCTTTTGGTAAAGGTTTACCGGGAGTACT